AGCACCGCTGGGTCTATCCTTGTAACAGGCGAAGGTAATAGCACGACTACTAATCTGCAACAGGGATTGGCGAAGTCTTGGTCTCTGGTTAATGGTACAGGAACGATTGCAGTAAGAGACACATTCAATGTTGCAAGCATTACTGATGTTGGAACGGGATATGTGAGAAACAATTTAACCAACAGTATGTCGAGTGTTAATTATAGTTGTATCGGTGGCGTTAGAAACAGTAGTAGTGGAGATTGTTTTTGGCAATCGCTTAATGATGTAAATACAACAAGTCACTATCAATCGTATTCAATGCAGTCTAACACTAATGCTAAAGATGCTCAGTATCTAAATGCAAGTATTGAAGGAGACCTAGCATAATGCAGACACCTGAGTTTCAAGGCACCCACCTCTGGGACAGACTATGCTGGGCTAAAGAAAACCTAGAGCCACATCAGTCAGACTACCGTGTAGTGTATGAGGACAGCCTTGATGAGTGCGCTAAGATACTTGTGCCTGACCCTAACTGGATGGCGTGTGCGCTACAGGGCGGCATTTTACCACCCGTAGAAGTATACCACGAGCTAGCAAAAGATGAAGCACAACCTGACTTTACTAAGCATACCCGTGGCTATCTACTACATGATACACAGCCTATTGATGCGATGACTGAAGAAGAAGCTATCGAGTATCTTATACTTAAGGACTGCCCACAAGCGGTGTGGAAAACATATAACGAAGGTAACCGTCTTAAGCTGGTTATCTGTAAAAAAGAACAATTACCTCAAACTAGAGAATGGCGAAACGCATGGAAGATCGATCAAGATCTAATCGCTGCATAGGAGAAATAAATGGTAGATACATATATTAAGGTAGGTGATCAAACTCCTCTTGCGAGTTCTGTTACTGTACCTAAAGACCGTAACTTCCGTGGTGCTTGGGTTCTTGACGGAACTGTAATCTTGGAAGATATGGATAGCGCTAAAGCTATATTTAAAGATAAAATAAGAGAAGTACGTAAGCCACTACTAGAGGCTAAAGACGTAGAGCTTATGAAAGCGCTTGAGACTAGCGCAAGTACAACAGCTATTGCTACAGCTAAGAACGCACTACGTGATGCACCAGCTGCTTCAGCTATTGATAGTGCAGATACAATTACAAAGCTAAAAGAAGCTTGGGATACATCGCTACTTGGTGCAAGCCCTTACTAATAGGAGGCTATAATGGCATTAAGTAAAATAAGATCGGATAGCCTTGAAGATACTGCTATTCATGGCAACAGGAACCTTGTGATTAATGGTGCGATGGTTGTCTCACAAAGGGGAACCGACATTAACGCTTTGGGAGAAACTGGATACTCGGCTGATCGTTTTAGGACTCGCACATACGGTGGTAACGGCAGGTTTGATTATGACCAAGTTACAGATGTTGTGCCGAGTAGTACCTTTAAGTATGCCGCTAAATATACCGTTTCAACAGCGGCAACAGATGTTGGGTCTTTCGGTTATTCTGTGCAACAGGTCATTGAAGGTCACAACATTGCTCAATTAAGAATTGGTAGGTCAGACGCAAAACCATTTACAATAAGTTTCTGGGCAAGGTCATCAGTATCTGGAACATACAGTTCTGGGGTTACTACAGCTTTTGGAGACATTTCTTTTGTAACTGAGTTCACGCTTGTGGCAAACACTTGGAAATATATTTCCTACACAGTACCCGCTTACACAACTAGTGTTCCTTCAAATCTTAACGAAACAAATGGTAGTGGATTATTCTTTACAGTTATTGGGCTAGCATCACAAACCTCTAAACAGACTAGTACATTAGATGCGTGGCAAAGCGGGAACTTTGCTTTTTCCAGCAACCAAACAAACTTTATGTCAGCAACTACCCGCACAGTGCATATCACTGGCGTTCAGATGGAAGTCGGCGAACAGGCCACGCCTTTTGAACATCGGTCCTTTGGCGATGAGTTGACTAGATGCAGACGTTATACACAAGTGTTTTTGGGAGACCAGACTTATTCTGAACTAGGCGGCACAGGCATTGCTTTTTCTACGACTAATTTAGATGTACCCATACAACTAATTCCGCAGATGCGTTCTACTCCTGCTCTTACTAATAGCGGAAACTTACAAGCTAGTAATGCCGGAAGCGGGTATGCTCTTACAGCTATATCTTTAATAACACAGCAATGCAGTAAAGATGTTGCCAGTGTTAGAGGCATAACAAGTGGGATGACAGCAAACACCCCACACAGAATTGAGTCAGCTAACAATACGACTGCTCGTGTAATCTTGAGTGCGGAGTTGTAAAATGGAAATGGAAATTACATCGGCACAGTATGTTGCCTCTGAAGTAAATGGACAGACTACGAATATCTGCATTGAAGCAGTGATTGGCGGTGAAACTTGGCAAGTTCCTTTGGCGAGTGGCAACACTATGTACGACGAGATAATGAAACAGGTTGAAGCCAGAAAACTAACAATAGCCCCAGCAGAGGAGGAATAATAAATGCCATATGTAGGCAAACAACCCCTCGCAGGGGACTTTAAAAAACTAGGATCACTCACAGCGTCTGCGACAGCCACTTATGCTCTTACTTATAACGGTGCAGCATTTAAGCCAGCTAACGCAGAGTCTTTGATTGTATCACTTAACGGGGTAACACAAGCACCTAATGACGCTTACAGTGTCAGTGGTAGCAACATTGTGTTCGCCTCTAACCTTTCTTCTTCAGATAGCATTGATTATATTCTTGCGCTAGGAGAAGTAGGTAATCATACAGTACCAGCAAATAACTCTGTTACTACAGAAAAGCTTAGTAGCACTATCAGTCGTGGTGGTGTGGCTAATATTCGTGTTAACCCTAACAGCCTTACAGATAATACAACGATTGCCAGTGGTGAAAACGCTCTTGTAGCAGGACCATTTACACTTGCAGCTACGTTAACTGTCAACGGCACATTTACGGTGGTGTGATATGAGTAAACTATATGTAGATGAGATTCATGCCAAAACTTCTGGTGGTAATAAAGGTTTTGTAACACAAGTAGTATCTGAAACTAAAACTGATACACAGTCAATTACTGGCGCATATGTAGATGTTTTGTCAGCAACTATTACACCGTCTAATGCAAATTCTAAAATATTAATTCAAGTCACTGTTAATGGTAGTGCAAATGAAAGATACTCAGGAATAAAATTGTTTAGAGGGAGTACACAAATTGCCTTAGGCGATACAACTGGTTCAGTGTCCAGAGTGTTTATGTCAATTGATTCAAACCAAGATGAAGCAAACTCACCTTATCTTTTAAGAACAATGTCTGGCTCTTTTCTTGATACACCTTCAACTAGTAGTTCAGTAACTTACAAAATTCAAGCTGGAAATGATCATTCGGGTAGTACAGTTACGCATATAAATAAAATGCCAAATAACGATACACTCAATTTTAGTTTGCGTGGTATTACAACTTTAACGCTTACTGAAATTTCAGGATAGGAGGAAGACATGGCTTCAATTATAGGAGTGGAAACCCTCCAACACACTAACGGTACAACAGCGGCTACTATTGATAGTGGTGGTAATGTAGCTCTTTCTGGCTATGCAACTCAATCAGGCATCCCCGCTTGCTTTTGGCAAGGTGGTAGAGAGGATAATGTTTCAGTTGCTAACAACGAATCATTCTGGGCGACAAATGATGGTCAAGCAGCAGCATTAGTTGATGGCACTGGATTATCTTTCATACAAGGTGGAATAACCTATACTTCTACTACTGGTGTTTTCACAGTTCCAGTTGCTGGAATTTATCACATTAGTGCTACAGTATACTTAAATCAAGATAGTGTTAATTTTAGAATTGGTTGTGAGATCAATAATACACAAAGATTTATGGGGCACACCCACGGTGATGCAGGCAGGGGTACAAAAAGTGCTACAGCAACACTAAAATTAAATGCTAATGATGAAATTAGGTTTGAATCAAATGGTGGAAGTACTAACACAATTTATGAAGGACAAAACCACACTTTTGGTTCAATATATCTGGTAGGATAGGAGATACACATGACAGGAATACTTAAAGTAAACTCTATCCAGAGTCCTTCTACTAATGATGATATTACTTTAGACCCGAACGGCACGGGCGATGTAATTGTTGCGTCAGGTAACGTAGGCATCGGGACTACAACACCATCCAGTTACAACAGTGGTGCAGATGATTTAGTTCTAGCCACCACAGGTTCAACTGGTATCACCATTGCCTCTGGCACAAGTAACAATGGTTCTTTGTTTTTTGCTGATGGTACTTCTGGTGCAGACCAATATCGCGGTTATGTCCAGTATGAGCAAAATAATAATGCTATGGCTTTTGGAACAAACGGTGTTGAACGCTTTAAAATAGATGGAAGCGGTCAATCGTATTTCTTTCAAGCGCCGCAAAATTCTGGTCAAGCTAATTTTTATTCAGCGACAGAGTGGGCGATATCTGTTAGAAGGCCAAGTGCTGGTTCCGCTGGACATATAAGATTTGAAAATGGAAGCAGTTATGTTGGCGGCATCACAACATCAACTACAGCAACCCAATACAACACCTCATCAGACTACCGCCTTAAAGAAAACGTAACCTATGATTGGGACGCAACAACCCGCCTAAAGCAACTTAAGCCAGCACGTTTTAACTTTATTGCTGACGCAGATACCACAGTCGATGGCTTCTTAGCGCATGAGGCACAGGTAGTCGTACCAGAGGCCGTTACAGGCACACACAATGAAGTCGATGATGATAACAACCCTGTATATCAGGGAATCGATCAGTCAAAGTTAGTACCTCTACTTGTAAAAACCGTCCAAGAACTTGAGGCTCGTATCGCAGCACTGGAGGCTGAATAATGGCACTTACAAAGTTAAACAATCAGTCTCTTAGCGCAGTTACATCTGCTGGTTTGCCTAGTGGTACTGTACTGCAAGTAGTTACTGCTGTTCAATCATCTGGTCTCACTAATTCAACTAATACTTGGACTGATACAAGCTTATCAGCTTCAATTACTCCTTCGTCAACAAACAGTAAGATACTTGTTTATGTTACTCATCCTACAAGAGTGTTGAGAACAGTATCTGATAACTGGCTAGGTGGTATTAAGTTGCTTAGAGGTAGTACAGTAATTGGCAACGGAGATAACTATACTATAGGTCAAACCCATCCTGGCGAAAGTCTTGATGATGGCGGGACTTACTGGTGGTGGACTTCACATGAGTTAGACAACCCATCTACTACAAACAGTGTTACATATAAGACACAAACTAGAGCAGATAGTTCTGGTAGTGTGGCTACATTTGCTGGAAGCCGTATGACCTTAATGGAAATCGCTGGGTAATGAAGATGTCACTAGAACCAGAGCTTAAAGTCCAGATGGAACTAGACGCACATGAGAAAGAGTGTGCTATCAGATATGAAATGGTGAACAGTAAATTAGAGTCACTAGACAAAAGGATGTGGCGGCTAGAAGCTATGCTTATGCTATCAACAGCATCAGTAATAGCTGTAGCCGTTATGCTAATAACTAAACTATGACGCATGTGTTTCTCCTACTAGTATATCTGGGGACAGGGGAAACAAGAAAACTAACTAGCGGCGATATGTACTTTTATAATATTAACGACTGCCTCTACTTCGCTAGTCAGGTTTCCAAACAATACGGTAATTATAAATATAACGATTATGTAAATGCAAAGGATCGAGTGACAGCCTATTGTATTCCAAAATACATTAACACAGAAAATGTGAGGGTATACTAAAATGATTGACCCAGTGTCAGCTTTCGCCGCCTTATCTGCAGGGCATTCAGCAATCAAAAAGGGTATAGAGATGGGTCGTGACCTTTCTTCTATGAGTAATGCTGTTGCTCGTTATGCTCAAGGAGAAGCAGAACTTCAATTTGGTGCAGCCAGAAAAAAGAAATCTAAGTTTTCTTTAGCAGAAGACTCAGCTATTGAAAAGCATTTTCGTAAAGAAAAACTAGAAGATATGCGTAAAGAACTACGATCTATTTTTCAGCTATATGGAAAGCCAGGACAATGGGAAAGACTTCAGGCTGAGATTGCTAATGAACGTGCTGAAATAAAGAAAGCACTTGAAGCAGAAGCAAGAAAGAAAGATCTTATCCTAACTATTATATTATCCATTGTAATTGTTGGTGGAGGTGGTGGAGGCATCATTTGGTGGGTAATGTACCTACAAAAAATAGCAAGTGGAGGATAACATGTTTGAGGCATGGGTGTTGGTTTGTATCACAGGTACCATGAATTGTTTTATGGCACAAGATACAAGAGGCCCGTATAAAGAATTAAAACAATGTCAAGAGAGGACAATTGAAATGGGAAAAGATATTATTGAAGGTGTACCTTTTCATTATCCTGTACAAGGAAAGTGTATTAAAGCACGAGGAGAAGCAACATGATTCAAGCACTTATTGGGCCAGTAACAAGCCTACTAGATAAGTTTATTCCTGATGCAGATGAAAAGGCTAGGATTGCACACGAGCTTGCTACTATGGGTGAAAAACATGCTCAACAGTTAGCACTTGCTCAAATAGAAGTTAACAAGGCTGAAGCTGCTAGTGGTAGTGTTTTTAAAGGTGGGTGGAGACCAGCAGTTGGTTGGGTGTGTGCTTCTGCCTTTGCATATCATTTTGTTTTACAGCCCATACTGCTCTTTGTAGTGGCCCTAACAGGTACTCAACTACCTACCCTACCTGAGTTTGACATGAGCACCCTGTTGCCCGTTCTAGGAGGCATGTTGGGGATTGGTGGACTTAGGACATATGAAAAGCAAAAGAGGCTAACCAAATGAATTTAGATAAACTAAAAGAAGATTTGTTTATTGATGAGGGTTGTAAATATGAAATCTATATGGACCATCTTGGGTATCCAACTTTTGGTATTGGGCACCTTGTTTTGGTGGATGATGTGGAGTATGGACAACCTATCGGAAC